AATGTTTTGTACACTTAGGTTTATCTCTATGTTCTCATTTTGGAATAGGTCAGCTCTTTGACCATCAATGTAGAGTTCTACTTTATACATATCTTGTATCGTGTGCTTCTTCTACTTCTATTGTGTAGTTGATCGTTCTATCGTTTATAGACTTCTGTAAGGTTACTGAGTTGGTCACTACATTTACAGGTAACCCATTGAGCAATATCTTCTCACTCATCATAAGGTCTTTGATAGCCTCTCTATAGTCTTCAGTTACCCAACCTGTGTTAAGTGTTGTAGTCACCCTACCGTTGGTATTAAACTGCTGATAGACATTATCTGTAGTATCGTAGGTAAACCCACTTGATGATGATGTGCCTATAGACTTTCTAAAGCGTTCCGAAGTCACACTAAAGTTATCTTGACTTGCTTTGTAGAAGTGGATGAAATCCCAAGTACCATAACGATTGATGTACTGAATAGTATTGATAGTGTATTTAGGCTCACACTCTTTTATTACCGTGATAGTATCAAATACTGAACCTTGCGTATTTAACTCTAATACCCACTCACTTTGATTTACAGGTCTATCGCTACTTGCTCCTGTATACGCATCACTTGTAAGCCAATTGTTTAACCCTAACTCACCTATAGGTATTCTAAGTATCCTATCTTCTGGTTGCACATCAGCATAGTATCCTGTGATGTCAAATTGATGAGTAGTTGCACCTCCTATGCGATAGATTACATTCTCAATAACCTCATTAGCATACTTACCTTGAAACAAAGGCATCATCTCATAGCCATTATCTTTTACATATACCGTTGAGGTATTGTTAAGGTAGGCAGAAGGGAACTCAAAGTTAGTACCCTCACTAAAGAGATGGTAACCATTAGATGCAGGGAAGATATCTGTGCTTCCTGTTGCATTAGTAACCGAAGGTGGGTCTGATTTATCATAATAATTGATATCATAATCTACTTGTACCCATACGATGTTATTGTTCTTCTCGCCTGTAGGAGATGTTCTCGTTTGGTTAGTATCGTATACTGCTCCTATCTCTTCTCGTACCATAGGTGCTATATCAAAGGACACATCAGTTCCTGCAAACACATCTCTAAATAAAGTGTAGTCAGCAGTAGATGGTCTACTATTTCTACTCCCTGCCCATACATATATCTCTAAGGTGATATCGGTTATAGAACTCGCAAGGGCAGAATAGTTTGCCGTTACATATATAGGGCTTCTCGCTCCTACTAATTGGTCTGGTGCTATTACACTCATATTATAAGTCTCGTAATATGTTATCTAAATCATCATCTAAGCCTCTTAAAAGCTCAAGGGGTAACTTCTCAAACTCTAACGCAAATGGTGCAGTAAAGAAGTTGCTCTTAGGTATACCCTTTCTGTATATGCTTCGTGATACCAAAAAGGTAGCACTATCTATATTGGCTTTTGTCTTAGGTATAAACTTTCCCGTCTTGAAGTCTCGTAGCTTAAACTTATTGTTGGTTACCATCCTTCTTATAGCACCCATATTAGGGTACTTGTTGGTAAAGCCAAATCTTGATCCTCCTTGTACTTTGTACTTAACACCATCAACACCCTCATCAATGTATTGACCGTAGTCTAACATCTCAAAGAACATCTCGTAGTTAAAGCCACTTTGAAACTGCCCTTTAGTATTTCTATTCTGCTTGACTAATAGATTGAAGTCTATGCTATCCTTTAGGTCACCTGAGAATACTTGTCTCCTTCTACGCTTCTTACCATCGTTAAAGGTAATCGTGCGAGTAGCACCAAGATTTAACTTCGCAGCTTTCACAACCCTGTTACCAAACTGCTCAAGCACTTGCTTCATATGTTTAGTGCTTATGGACAAGTGGTAATGGTATTAGCAATGTCTATAGACAAGGTTAGATTCCAACCTACCAATAGGTTCTCAAACCTATCTTCAAAAGGCTCACAAGTAGGTTGTCCGTTGAGTTGGTATTTGTCTTGCATCAAGTCACCTCTTTTGAGATGTGATACAAGATCGTTAGCTACCAGAAGTTGCGTGTTTAAGATATCGTGTCTATTGTCAACACCATAGAATATCTCTGCCTCTTCTCTTGGGTCATCCTTACTCACATCTGCTACATCCATAAACAAGATGCTCATATTGTAAGTGATGCCAATATCATTGAATGTCACATTGTTTATCATAATGTGAGAGAGAGGGAATATAGTCTGCTTGTTGAGGTCAACCTCAAAGATGTCACCCTCAGTAACTGTGTTGACTTGAGAGTTAGCAATGAGGTGTTCTCTAATCTTTGTTGTAATGTCGTAGAAACTCATAATAGGTTAACCTCTATGAGCGAAAGGTGTTTAAAAAGAAAACCCCTCCGAAGAGGGGCTTGGTTTTTTAATTATTGGTTACATTTCCGATTAACAAACCTTTAGATTCTGTTTCTACTTGAGATACCCAATCTTTAGCGTTGGATTCGGAAGTAAAGATTTCGGATAAAACTGTTAAACCTGTTTGACTGTTTGTGAAGTGTGTTTGAAAAAATTTCATAATAAATAGTTGTTTTGATTTCTATAGTGCTAATATATAAACAAAATAATTAACAAACCTAATGCTTCAATAGTTTTTTTTCTACATCACTCTTCTCCTTATCATATACAAGTTTGGTAAGGCATTGTGATAGGGGTAATCTTGTGATAGTATCGTACCTACTAACATCACCTCCTGCAAGATGGTCTACACTTCCATACCATCCCCACTTTCTACTGAAGTTAGCGGAGGCTGAGAGATTAAGCTCTCCTTCTTCTCCTCCTCCAAAGAGGTCTGGGTATCCTTCAATAATTTGTTGCTTAAACGATAAAAAAAAAGCGTAGCACCTAACGCTACATCTAATGGAAAGTCTGCATAGCCATCAGTACCCTTGTAAGGTTCTATCTCATACAGGTCACCCTTCTCCTTTACAATAGGTCTATACAATACTCCTACGGTCTTATGCAATTGTTGCATATCACTTAGGTAGCTATCCAAATCTATATACTCTCCAAAGCTCATCTCTTCAAGGTTGGGTATAAATCCATATTCCTTGCCTCTAAAGGACAATCTCTTTACAAGTGGATGCTTACCACCTACGATAGATAATATGTGCTGAGAGATGTCTAAGATGTCCTCTGCTTTCATTGCATAGGCTACCTTCAATGGTATGTTAGCAAATAGTTCAAGAGCCTTGAGTGTCATAAAGGTTTCATCACCTTCTACCTTTAAAAACTTTTGGTACTGCTCTACCGTGAGTTCTCTTGCGTTCTCTGGAAGTATAACCTTTACCTCCTTACCTGACTGCATATCTACCATAGTTCGGTCTGCTTAGTTTATTATATGTTGCATACCTCAACGCATATATAGCGTGGTTAAACGCATCTATAGGTTTATTGAGTAGCTTACCATTCTTATCTTCTACCCACTTGTAATTTCTCATCTCCTTGACAAAGTTAGCACCTGTGATATGTAGCTTATACCTCTTGAGCATATCAATACCTGCATTGATGCTATCAGCACCTTTCTTAGTAGGCTTGATATTCCAACCCATCCTGTATAGTTCTTCTATAGATTTAGGTTCTGCACTATCTGCAAATATCTCTGCTCTACGATCTATCCCCAATGCTTTTAACTTCTCACTAATGTCCCTATTGGTTAGGTTCGTTTCGTATAGAAGTTCTTTTGCAAAAATGTTATTATCGTGATGATAGACACCAACGAGAGTAGTCGGGTCATTAGTAAAACCAAAGTCCATACCGTAGGAGAGGAATTTAGCCTGTTCGGGTATCTCCTCTTCCATAAATGTAAAAATTGTAGCTTTACTTTGACCCCTTTCTCCCAATCCGTATATGCGCCAGTAATCTTCATCAGTAGATTGTAGTCTCTCAATCTCCTCCACAATACTATAATCCAGAAAAGGATTATCCAAGTAAGTAGATTTGATAAAGGTGACATCATCTCTCGTGAGTAACCTGTCGTATATCCAATGGAAGTCATCGGAGGGGTTGTAGTCAAGGTATATCTTGTCTGTGGTTCTAACGAGTAATTGGAAGAAGTCTTCCCAAGTAAGTTCGTTTGCCTCGTTACAGAATAGATAGTGCCGTCTTGCACCTCGTTTCTTTTGAGGTTGGTCAAGTGACACGAACTCAATGATGTTGCCGTTAAGCCTATATATGTGTTCGGATTTGTTATGATACTTCTCATCATACAGGTTCATATTAGTTAGTATCTCAATAAAGTCTCTCATCGCAGTCATCTTGAGAGAGGGTAGAGATTTACGCACAATAGTAAAGACCTTACCCTTCTCGGATAAAGCCAATACAATGATGAGTTGAAGTAGTGAGTATGTTTTACCAGAACGAGTACCTCCTTGATTAACTACAATCTTGGTAGGTGCATTATAGTTCTTCTCAAATATCTCACTCGTTTTTATCGCTACGCTTGACAATCTCTATCTTAACTTCGTTAATCTCCTCATCGGTTTCTATCTTGTTCTCAACCCTTGCAAGTTTAGGAGTGGTGTACTCCGCCATTTGGTTGAGTATCGTTAGAGCCTTCTCTGGGTTGTCTGCTGCAACCTCAGTTAACCAATTGGTCATATTCTCTAAGTTATCCTCTACGAGCTTTGTAAAGGCTTCTCTAATCTTGTTAGTGGTTTTATTGGGTGTACCCTTTGTTCTACCACCTTTCTTTTCTTGTCCTGCTTT